AGTGGGATCCTTCCGTCAAGCGCTATCGCAAAACTTCATTATGGCGCAGTTCAGCGGCATGGCAGCGGTTGAAGCAGTGCCGGGTGCACGTAACAAAGGAATCGCGCAGATTTGGCCGATTGATACACTCACAACTCGGCTTAAGCGTGATCCGTCCGACAATCTCCTCTATCTTTGGCAGCGCCAGCGGATGTATGGACGAAGCGTAGACACTGGCGCAGAACGATATGCTGGATATGTACAGTTGCCAAAGGCTCGAACGTTTTGGACGAGCATGGACGGCTTTCCTGACGATCCATATGGGCGCGCTCCGATGGCTGCTGCCCTGATGCCTGTCCTTGAGATGACAGCATTCATGAAAGACCTGCTCCTCGCATGGCACCGAGTCGGTACCCCTAAGTGGGATGTAGGGTTCGACTATGAGATGCATGCTACTATCGCACGAGACATACTCGGACTCGCAACCAAACCGGACATCGAGGCCTACGTCGAGCAGGAGTTTTCTAATGTCGTCTCAATGTTTTCAAACCTTCAGAGTGATGACGCTTTCTTCCACGATATTAAATCGAAGGTGTCCGTCAACGGTTCTGGGGGTGCGTGGCCTAACGTTAGCGAAATATATAACATTCTTAGATGGCGGCTCATCATGGCGCTTAAAGAAATGCCTACGCTCATGGGTGTCGTTGAGGGAAACACCGAGACTTGGTCGAGTGTGGATTGGCAGATATATGCGAAGGGTCTTGAGACGTTGGTTGCTATCGCAGCGGAGCCTCTTATTAAGTCTGCGCAACTGCACTTGCAGCTCTTAGGTATGGAGTATATCGTTGAAGCTGAATTCACACCGGTTAGGGCTAATCAGAGAATGGTTGATGCGCAGTCGGAACAGATCGAAATCGACAACGAACTTCAAAAGATTCTTCTTGGGTTCGAGACGCAAGACGAAGGCTCAATACGAATTACTGGTAGTGCGTCGGTGGCACCGATTGATAAGGAAGCGCTTGGACTTCTGAAACCTCCGGCTACGGCCCAACAAATTGGGCAGGGTAAGGTTGGTGGTAAGGGACCGTCCAAAGCGACGTATGACAATAAACCGAGACCCATGTCTTCTTTCCAGGGTAGTGGGTCGGGTATCGCCGGACGTAGGGAGTTGACTCGTGTTTAACGCAACTGAGTACACAATTAGTCGTGAAGTGGCTGCGCTGGACACTGATATCGCTCGACGCGTTATACCGATATCAACATGTTGGGCAGTTGAAGAGTTATGGGGTATATCCGCTACGGAAATCCTCAACAGTATGGACATCATGGCAATGTTCGGGCAGTCCAGTGAGCCGCAAGCCATGACGTACACTATGGAAGACGGCGGTATTGCCGTACTTAAGCTCGAAGGAGTTCTAACTAAGGCTCCAACTTGCGCTTATGACTACATGGGTGGCACTTCTACTGTTCTAGCTCGCCGCGCATTGCGCACTGCTGAAAAAGACCCGGCGGTAAACAAGATCTTGCTGCATATAGACAGTCCGGGTGGGGATGCCGATGGGACTGCGGAGTTAGCAAATGAAGTACGTAGGATCTCTCAAAGCGGAAGCAAGCCAATTCTTGCTTACATTGACGGTTACGGGGCTTCTGCTGCATATTGGATCCCGTCCCAGTGTGACGCTATGTATAGCAGCGTTTCTTCAAATGTCGGGTCTATCGGGACCTATATGGTCCTTCGTGATTCCTCGAAAATGGCATCCGACATGGGAATTACGGTACACGTTATACGAGCTGGTAAATACAAAGGTGCTGGAACTCCGGGGACGAAAATAACGAAAGACGTCCTTGACAAGTTTCAGCGTCAAGTAGATGCAGTCAACAGACTTTTCACCAGGGCAGTAGCGTCTGGCCGCGGATTTGACGTCGCGAAGATGGATGCGATAGCAACTGGTGAGACCTGGCTCGGTGAGGAAGCCGCCGCGATGGGCCTCACTGATGGTGTGATGACATACGATGAAGTTCTCGCCCTAATGCGAGACGATAACCAACCACGGGCGTCGATCGTATCGCGACCCGCAAAAGGAGTGAGCAGGATGGCAATTGACACTAAGTCTCTTGCCCGTATGCTTGCCGATACGATCGGCAGGGCTATGGGAGACGAAATTGAAGACAGTGCGCAGACCGCTGAACCGACGCACGGCACGCCGCCCAACACTGGGACCGGCATTTTTGCTCGCGTTAAAGGTGTTGCACAGGGACCACTCGCAGCAGCGATGGCTAAGGCCGGCATTGTGGACGCGGAAGATTTTACCAATCTCGTGACGTTAGCCAGGATTGGTGAAGACGCAGTTACATCCGCCAGGACATACGCTGGCATGCAGGCGACCCGTAACTTCGGCGGGGTTCGAGGTCCGAAGATCGCAGCTGGACTTGCTCACGCAAGCATCGAAGACATTATGACTTCGGCCCTCGCGTGGGAAGCAGAAGCCGACACCAAGTATGGTGCAGGCAAAGACGGTGCTCCTGCTACTCGTATGAGCGGCTCGGCACAACTACCGCCAATCCAGACGGCAGAGACCATTTCGGCGGAGTCAGTGGATCCCGTGACTGAACACAAGCGCCTTATGGGTATGACCAACCTCGGCAAGCGTACTATGGCTGGAGGGAGCAAGTAATGCCAACTACACCAGCGAATACTTATTCTCTGAACTGTCTTCAACCGGCACAGGCGAACCGATATGCACAGCGGGCATCCGTACGTATCCAGCCAGGGCTGACAAACTTGCCAATTGGCACAGTTCTTGCTGAAACCACACTCACCCAGAACGCTGTGGACACGTTAGCCGCTAACGGAGCCACCGCCGGTACGTTCCGCCTCTCGTTCCGCGGACAGACCACAACGATTCTTAACTACAACGATACGGCTGCAACGGTTGTAGCAGCGCTGAACGCACTTCAAACAGTCGGCGCCGCCGGTGTCGTGGGTTCGGGCACGGCCGTGAACGGCGCTGGACTCGTACTAACATGGTCGGGTGCCAACTACACTAATCTGCCAATCGAGCTTCCTACGATCACAATCGTGACAGCGTTTGTCACGGCGCAACCTTCGATAGTCGCAACGACTATTGGATCGTCGCTTGGGTTCTATGGCCCGTACCTCAACGGTGCTGGCAGCGGACTCGGTATCGCAAAATGCTTGCTGGAGTATGCATGCTCCACAGACAACGCTGGGAATATCACGTTCGGAACTGCGCCGACAGGCGAAGAGTTCGGTCAGACGCGACTTACAGCGCCGGTGTACATTAGCGGAACGTTCCGTATTGAGGACATTCCGTTGACTACTATCACCGGCATCACTGGAGGGTTCATGGACGTCGCACCGCTTACGACGCAGGCTCCAACAATGGGACGCATAATTCAGGGGTCTATCGCAGGCGGCGTTGGACTAATCGTACTCTCCTAACTAGTAAGTCCGGGGGCCATGGCTGTCCCCGGACTTCTAGGGCTAAACAAAGGATAATATCGCAATGGCAGGTTATGTATTTCCAACTTCAGAGCAGTTGACTGCGATCGCGCAGGAAAAACTTCCTCAACTCACTCAGGATGACCCGATCTTTACGCTGTTTCCAATCACAGCTAAGAATATGATTAATCTCAAGTGGGAGCAAAAAGACTCGTATAAGGGTCTGCAGCAGCTCCGCGGTATTGGTGGCGAGCCACAGCGCGTTCAGAAGGTTGGTATGAAATCCTACCTGATGGAACCAGGCGTCTACGGCGAATATGCCATCATCGACGAAAAAGAGATGCTGGAACGAAGGCCGATAGGAACGTGGGACGGCTTTGTCGACCTCACGGACCTCGTCATGGACCTCCAGGACCAACTTCTGAACCGGCGCGTAGACCGCATCCGCTGGATTATGTGGACGCTCCTCGTCAACGGCGCGTTTTACGTACCCCTTCCGACCGGCGCTATTGGCCATATGGACCAGTATGCATACGTTACTGCCATCGGGCAGTTTGGTATGCAACAGGCAGTTGCGGCTACTCCGTGGAGTACATTCGCTACGTCGCAGCCGCTTCAAGACTTGCGAAACTTGCAGACTACGAACCGTGGACGATCCATTGATTTCGGGCCGAACGGCAGTATCTTCATCAACCGCTCAACGTGGTTCAACCTGGTTCGTAATACGAACCCGCAAGACTTCGGCGGCAAAAAATCGCAGACCCGACCGTTCAGTACGATCACTTCACTCACTGATCTCAATGAGATCATGGTCGACGCAGACCTGCCGCAGTTCGTAATCTACGACCGCACTTACATCGACGATAACGGTGTAGCGCAGTTGTTCATTCCGAACGGTACCGCAATTGTGGTCGGCGCCCGAACCAACGGCGATCCCCTGGGCGAATACTTCTTAACCCGCAACACCAACAACCCTGGAATGGGCGCTGGTGCTTACCAAATGGTGATCGATCGTGGAGCTGGCCCGTACCCACAGATCCCGCGCAACGTCGAAGTCCATGACGGTCACAACGGTGGCCCGGCACTTTACTACCCGTCAGCGATTGTTCGCCTGACCGGGCTATAAGGAACATTATGGCACTATCTGACAAACCATACATCATCCGAGTTAACGCGTGCGGAGAGTGGCACTACGGAGACGTAGTGGCCCCGGCAGACGTGCTGCGCGTGTTCGGCGCAGACGCGAATATCACGCGACTGATCAA